GCAAGTTCTTCCAAATTTTTCTGGAGATAATGTAGAAGATGTTACATCGGATTGGCTGGGGGAACCTTTACCTTGTGTTTTGGCATCCGTTGTTGTAAAACAAAACGATAGAACAGATTCCATCGTAAGATTTTTACCAAGTGGTTTTTCAAATTTTACATTGCTCGCACTGTCTTTTATAGAATTTGAAACCGGAACAATGGATGGAAATATTTTAAAATCAAAGTCAGAAATAGCAAGGGACTATTTAGTATAAAATGAAATATTCATCAAATTTTTCTTCAATAACATATGAAAGTACAATTGGTAATTTTGAAATTATTGATTTTACTAGTTTTTTTGTTTTGCCTACCAATAAATATGTGGAAACAGTAAACTACTCTATCGACAAATCAACAACTTTAATTGAAGCATCAAATTCAATATATTCAGACCCAGATTCAATGTGGTTGTTATTGATTGCAAATCACGCCGTAAACCCATTTACTTTAGTAAAAGACAATTCATCTTCAGAAAATGAAAAATTTTCTTCACTGGATACAGTAAATTTAACAACAATTGGAAGTGATTATTATCTTTTTCCTGGGTCTATTGTGGGTGCGTCAGCTAATACTGGTGGTAGTGCTTGGAGTTTTAGTTCAACTGGTTATTTTAGTCTTACCGGCCCCTTTGCTTTGGTAGATTCGATAAATTCATTTTCAAAAAGAATAACATTAAAATCTCCAGTTGGCTCCATGATTTATCAAAATGCAACAAAATTAGCAACAATTGAAAAAACTTCAACGGGTTATGTTAGTTATAACATACAAGATAATAATTACAGACCTTCAGTTGTTGGTGGATCTTTTAAGAAAAATATAGTAACAAAACAAATAGAATATAAAGATTCACTAGATAACAAATATACAGATTTAAAGTCAGAGTTGCCAGTGATAGCAAAGGGATCTGGTTCTGCGTATACTCCTTCGGGGTTTTCTGCTGCAGAAACGTTTACACAGGTTGCTTCTAATGAAGACATAAATATATTGGCTTATAACCCAAAAAATATTCGTTTTAGTTCTTTTGTGAAAATAACTCAAAATTATAAAGTTTAATATGGGACAAGAATTAACTTTTAGTCAACTGAATCCTTTCTATTCACCAATAGAAGATATTTTTTTTCTTGCCGATGATCCTTCATCCGATACAGGCGAAGAAGACAATCAAGTTTCATTATTTAAAAATAATCTACTATGTAAATTTGAAAAATTGGAAATGTTGGAGGGAGTATTTGAATTATTTCCTTCCGGTGCATTAATTATTCGTGATACTTCAGATATCATCTCTTATATAAAAGAAAACTCTTATAATACAGTAAAAATTATTTTTTTAGATGGGTCTATTTCTTATTTTGCTATCACTAGTATAAGTTACGTAAACAATGCTGCGTCGGAAAATGAAGAAAAATTTGTATCAGTAAATTTTACAAATCACCTTTTTAAATTTTCTGAAGAAACCTCTTTGATACAACTTATACCGAATAAAAAACCAAAAGTACATAGAGTAAATGATTTTATCAAATATGTAACCAATGATTGTATTGGACTAACATTTGAAAATTATTATACTTATGGAAAAATTCCAGAAGTTGTTATAGGAAATACCACAAGTAATTTTATTTTATATAAACCATTAAATCCAACTGAATATAAAACAGAATATCAAAGTGAAAATTTTGCACAATATTTTTATTATATTTCTTCTTTGGCCACATCATTTACTTCAGGAAGTATTCCAAGTTTAAAACCGAGATATTTATTTTGGACTGGTTGGGAAAATAAAATTTATTTTAAATATTTTTTAGAAAATCCTAGTTTAGATACTTTAGCCAATCAAAAGTTAGCAAACAATAACTATAATTATTCTGTGTATAATGCCGACGTTCCAAGCATACAAGTTGAAGATCTGGACGGCGTTAAAACCACTCACAAAAAAATATATGTTTTATCAACAGATCCGCAGTTGCAATATATAAATAAAAATTATTTTTATATAAGAAAAACTCCAAGAATTTTGACTGAAAGACCTATTTGGGGTAATACGGCGTCTTTTTATCAAAATTTTTCATATCAGTTTCAAGATGAAGGAGAAAAATATAGAACAGAAATAATCTCCTCCACTGGACCTTTAACTGTGGTTCCCAACGGAGCAAATGAATTAGTTTATAATAAACATTGGGGCTATTATGATAGTTTGAGTTCTAGCAACTTATCTGATTCATCCACACACATTGGTGGAGACTTTGGTTATGCAAATGCATACAGATCTCAATCATATGGATTTTCGGGGAATAGTGGATATTATCCATATGTTGATAACTCGGAGATGTGGAAAAATGTATTTGATTTTACTCCAATACACCCAAATTATTCTTATAAATCGTCTTCTTCATTTGAAATAGCAGATATATCACAATCATACTTACAAAAAGTAATAGATGCAAGGTGGGCTGGTTATGAATCTTCAAACGGAATTTCTCTCCAATTAGATCAAATAAGAAAAATTGAAAAACAAAATTTTATTTCTTATGTTTTATGCTGTTTAGATACAACACAAGAAGAAACTTTTTATGCACTTCTTACAGGATATAAACCAGAAACAATATTTTCTGACTCAAATTTTCCATATGGAGACCAACCAGGAACAGAATACCCAACAAGATATCTTTATCGTTGGGCTAAATTAAATTATGGTGCAACTTTTGATGCAACCACTCCAACATATTTTCCAAATGAAATTGAATATTGGAAATTAGACCCAAATGAAAGAACAAATGAAGCTGATCCTTATAGTTTTGCAATAAATTTAAATGAAAGAAGAAATATTCCTACTGGAGATTTTATGTCATATGGTCCCGGTTGGTACATGGAACAAGTTATTAATGATCCACAGTCTAAAATAAAATACAGACCAATTGGAGCGAATGGTTTAGAAGATTTAATTCCATCTTATTGTATGCCAGATATAAGTACTTGGTTAGATGGTACGTCATATTATCCTTTGGAATGTGGTACTTTTTACTATAATGGGTATTTGGTAAAAATGACAAAAGTTCCAATAAGTAAATTATTATTGCAGGCTGGTATTACTAGTTCTGACGTTTTTAAACTTTACGAAGGAAAATCCATGTATACATTTGATGCCGCAAATATAGCAGATGGACCTTGCCCAACATGAGTGGACCCAAAAACATAAAAACAATAGGTGCTACTGAGATACATTTATCCAATACCACCATTTCATCAAAAGAATCATATATATGCAGCAATGCCGATATAACTAGAGGGCTGACATCTGCTCCGTCTTCTTTAATGGAATGTTATCAGAGATTTGCAGGTATTTCTGCATATGGGAATGCCATAGGAGTAAATTTAGATAAATTGTGGTATGGGCCCACTTCGGGTGTTTGTGCAGCAAACGCAGGATTAACGGGAAATATACTGGATACTCTGTTAGGAATAACATCAGAAGAATGTAAAAATATTCAAAACACCTTGGGAAATGATTGGATGGGTTGTTTGTTTGGAACACCAATGGCTTCTTTTAGCTGCATTTGTCCAGATTTGGGTGTTCAATATGATGCATTTTTAAAACTTAGATTAAATGTAGCAACTTTTTGGAATACTGATGTTAGAACTCCACCAAGAAGAAGCGATTTTTTGGATTCTTTAAAATATTCTCCAAAAATTACATTAACTATTGCTGGTGATATGACAATCCACCCCGGAGATGTTATAGGTATAACTATAAGAACTCTTAGTAGTTATCTTCAAATAAATACAAATTCTTATATAAATCAATTAAAGAATTTTTATGTTTTAACTGTAAAACATATAATAACAAACTCCGGTGTACATGAAACTATTTTAACTGTATGTAACATAAATAAAGAAGGTCCAAATTTTGATAAAATTTAGTAACTAAATATTTTTAATGGATAAAAAAGATTTTAATATTCTTGGATTAAAAATCAATACAGGCTCTTCAAAAAAAGATATAGCCTATGTTACTGGTTATAATTCTTATGTTCAAAAAATAGAACACATATGTAAAACTCAAAAAGGAGAAATTCCTTATTCCAGAAGTCTTGGGATTGAATATTATGATTTAAAATTCAATTCTGTTGTTGGTAAAAATGTAATGCAATTAAAAATTCAAAATAATATTAAAAATTTTGTAAAAGAATTTGATTCTGTAGTAGCAAAAACTCAATACACAACAAATGATTTTTTAATTTTGGATGTTGATTTTGAACTAAAAAAACAATTAAACACACAAAAATTAAAATGTCAAATTAGGATAAATACTCCATGAGCTTTAACTTTAAAAATTTAAATGTGGCCTCTTTAGATTATAGTGATATCGTACTTTCTCTTAGAAATTTTTTTAAACAAGAACCATCTTTAAAGGATTTTGATTGGGATAATGATGCAAGTGCTGTTAATATGTTTATCAGTATATTGGCCACAGCGACTGCATACAATGGAGTGTATTCTCAATTTGGTTATAAAGAATCTTTTTTAAGCACCGCAAATATTTTAGCTTCTATAGTTGGCCACGCTTCAAATTCATCAGTTTTATTACAAGTAAAAAAATCAGCAAAAAGCACTAGAAATATATCAGCGGGGGCTTCTGGATTAGAATCATATACTGCTTTTCCGGCAGTAACTCCAGATGGCACAGAAACTTTTTTTTATAATTTAGAATCTTTTTCTGCCAACACTTCCGGTGAAGTAAATTTGTATTGTGGAACACAAATATTACAGGAAACGGATTGGGATTTTAATTCACAATCTATGATTCTACCTTTAACTATAGATCCAGAAACTATAAAGTTATATTCAGTTTCTACTGTTGGAGATTTAGTAGAGTGGACAAGAGTAACAAAATCTGAACCATCTGTTTCAGGTGGGCAATATTATTTTACCGTATTGAATACTACTAATGGTTATTTGGTGACAACAAATTTACCAGAATCGTTTGTTTTGACTACAGATTATACAGTTTATTCTAAAGCTGTAATTAGCAACGGCTCTATAGGAAATTCTTCTACTATAAGTTCAATTTCTGGAGTTACATTTTTGACATCATCTTTGCCATCTGGTGGATATGAAGATATTAGTGTTGATTATGCTAAGTCAAAAGTTAAATTTTTAGCTACTTCACAAAATCGTTGTGTTACAATTCAAGATTACATATTAGCTATACAAAATTCTGGAATTTCTGGAACTGATGATGTTGATTTGATTACAGTTCAGCCGGGAGATCAGACCGGTGTAATAAAAATTTATGTAGAAAATTTATCAGAGTCTTCTTCAAATGAATTGATGGCGTATCTCGGAAATCTAGCTGTTGCTGGAATAAATTTAATATATCAACAATGATTTTACTTTTTAATAAAATACCGGTATCCTTAGAAAGAAAAGTAGCAGAATTTGTAAATATAGTTAAAGCTGCTTATGGTTCTGATTTTTATGACGTTGAAGGAACTCGCTGGCTTGGAGACAATTTAACAACTGAATCATTGTTTCCACAATGGATAATACAATATTATAAAGAAGACACTGATAATGTTGCTATTGTTCAACTTTTTAAATCATATTTGCGTTGGCTTTTTAGCGTTGAGTACGGCTATGGTGCTGCAATTCCATGGGAAAATATGTCAAGTGTACAAAAAGTTCCAGAAAAACTTATGCTCGGATTTGCAGATTTTTATTTTCCCGGTGCTGATTTTAGTTCTGGTTCCGACTTGAATGATTTGATTCCAAATTTAAAAAAATTTATTTTACTTGCGGAACAAAATTATGTAAATAATAAAGGAACACCAAAAGCAATAAAATATCTATTGACAACTCTTTTGGGTATATCACAAGATTCCTGCACTGTTCAAACAGGAAGTCCTTTTTTTATAATTGTCAGAGCAAACGTTCCAGAAAAATATAAAACTTTTTTAAATACATATGTCTACCCTGCTGGAAGTATCGTTATTTATGAAGCTCCATAAAAATGTTCAATAAAATTGTTTCTTTAGCATTATCGGTTGCCTCTAGGGGCATTAAAAATACAAAAATTGATTTAGAAACCAAAAAACTAAGATATATATCTTGTTTTGGGTTTTCTGAAATATCTCCGTGCAGTAAATTAAAAAAAAGTAAAAAAAGTGATTTTTACTACTGCGGTGGCTGTGGTTGTGGTGATCACAGTCATACATATTTAATAAAAAATCCGGGAGAATATTCAAAACTTGATTATCCTGTATTAAATTGCCCTTTAAATATGCCGGGTTTCTCTAATTATGACCCAAATTCTCCCAATACAGATCTAGAAAGAAAAAAATTAATAGAAAATTTTGATTTTGAAAAATTTAAATTCATCGATATAACAATATCAGTTGATAAAGAAAAAGAAGAAATATTGGAGCAAGTTAATAAAATTATAAAAAATTCATAAATAATTTTATGGCTATAAACACACGTCAAGATTTTATTGATTATTGCTTAAGATCATTAGGTGCTCCAGTAATACAAATAAACGTAGACCCCCTTCAGGCAGAAGATAGGCTTGACGAGGCTTTAGAGTATATGTATGAAAGACACTTTGATTTTAATCAAAGAGCTCTTTATCTATATCAAATAACACAGGACGATGTTAATAAAAAATATTTTGACACTACTTCTTTTGGTGATGCTTTGGGGGCCAAAGGATTTACATTTTCTAATGGGAGTACTGGTTCTTGGCCAAATGCAAATGATATTAGAACAATCACCAAAGTTTACAGGCCATCTGATGTTTCTGGTGATTATATGTTCGATCTAAGATATCAACTAACACTCTTTGACTTTTTTGGTTTGTATTTTAACCAAGGTGGTATGCAAACGGGTCCCATGGCCAGTTATATGGAATCCATGAGTTATTTAAAACTCGTAAATGATGTTTTTAATTACCCTGCTTCATTTACTTACACGCGAACAACTGACAGATTATTTTTAGAACAAGATTTTACAAAATTAATACCGGGAAGCTATTTATTGGTTGAAGCCTACGTTCAGATAGATCCCGATCAATATCCAAAAATTTGGGGAGATAGAGTTTTTAAAAAATATTATACAGCTCTATTAAAAAAACAATGGGCTCAAAATTTAATGAAATTTGCAGGTGTTCCTTTGCCGGGTGGAGCTGCATTAAACGCCGGGGCAATAATGGCAGATGCATTGAACGAATTAAATAGTATTGAAGAGAAGTTAATAAAAACTCAAGAATTGCCACCAGACCCACTGATAGGATAAAATGGCCACCAATCCAAATTTTCGAAATTATCAACCAGAGCAAGATTTAATAGAAAATATTACCATTGAAATAATTCAAGCAATGGGTTCTGATTGTTATTACGTTCCGAGAGAATTTCTTTCTATTGATAGATTATTTGGTGAAGACCCGGGAAGCTATTTTACAAAATCATATTCAATAGAAATGTATTTACAATCTTACAAAGGATTTGAAGGAACTGATATAATTTCTCAATTTGGACTGGAAATTAAAGACAGAGTAATGTTAATTCTTTCAAGAAAAAGATTTAAACAAGAAGTTACTGATAAAAATTCTTCTATAATAAGACCACGTGAGGGAGATTTAATTTACTTTCCTTTAGCAAAATCTTTATTTGAAATAAACTTTGTTGAGCATGAAAATCCATTTTATCCACTTGGAAGATTATACTCTTATGCAATAACCGCAGAATTGTTTACTTACAGCTACGAAAAAATCAATACAAGAAATTCTGCTATAGATAGTGTTTATCAAACAACTTTAGGTACTGCTGGAAATACTTCAATTCCTCTCAACAATATACTAGGAACGACTGCTGGTATAAATGATGTGCTAGAGTCGGAAGCTATAGGTTACACATTTGATCCAAACAACCCATTTGCAAATTGTTGATAAATATTAAAGGAACGCAATGTTTGAATACTTTTATAATAAAAGTTTAAGAAAACTGGTAGTAGGTTTTGGGGCATTGTTTAATGAGATTGAAATAAGTCATCCAAATCCAGATGATTCAAATAATCCAAAAAGAATAAGAGTTCCAATAACATATGCTCCACAAGAAAAATTTATTAGAAGATTGCTAGAACCATCTTCCATAACAGATGGAACCAGAATAGAAACTCAATTACCAAAAATGAGTTATATCATAACTACTATAAGCCAAGATTCATCAAGAAGAAGAAATAAATTTTCTCCCGTACAAAAATTTGATGAAATTAATAATGTTTGTGAAGATAGTGGTAAATTAATAACTGAAGAAGTGCCGATTAACGTGGGTTTTTCTTTGTTTGTTTATACAAGACATATAGATGATACTTTACAAATATTTGAACAAATAATACCATATTTTAATCCAGATCACATTATAAGTTTATCTTTTAATAATGTTAAACCTAACGTAAATATACCGATAACAATGATATCAAATAATATTAGTGAAAGATATGATGGCGATTTTAGTTCAAGAAGAATAAATATTTCTTCGTTAACTTTTTTAGCAAAAAGTTATATTTATGGTCCCGTAAGAACTTTTACAACAATCGATTCTACAGAAATAGAATTGGATTTAGATTAAACAAATGAACATCAATAAAAATTTGGCAAATTTTTTTAATGTTCCAAACGAAGAAATTAAATCCAAACCTGTTGCTGGTGGTACTTTTGATTCTGCAAGTTTTCAAAAAGATTATCAATATGTTCAACAAAATCTTAAAGATCTCGTTAACAATGGAAATCTCGCTCTTGAAAGTGCATTAAAGGTTGCAACGGAATCTGATAGCCCACGAGCGTTTGAGGTTGTTGCTATTTTGTTAAAAACTATGGCAGATCTCAATAATAACGTTTTAGACGTTCATAAAAAAGCCAAAGATGTTACAGGGAGCAAAGTAGAAGTAAAACAAACAAACAATTCAGTTTTCGTTGGTTCTACAAAGGATTTGCAAAATCTATTAAATAAAGAGCGAAGTACAGAAAAAGAAGTTGTGGATGTTGAGGTTGTGAAAAATGAACGAAAAGAATAATACAGGTTATAGAAACAATTCTAAATTAAAACCCCCCGGTGTAGAGCTACAATATACAGAAGAACAGTTAAAAGAGTATGTTAAATGCGCCAAAGATCCTGTATATTTTTGTAGCAAATATGTAAAAGTAAAAACTCTTGATAAAGGCGTAATGCCTTTTGAACTATACGATTACCAACAAAAATTTGTAAATGCTATCCATGCAAATAGATTTGTAATTTCAAAATGGCCCAGACAATCTGGTAAATCTACATCAGTAATTGGATATATTACTCATTATGTAACTTTTAATCAATCTGTTAGCTGTGCAATTCTAGCAAACAAATTAAAAACTGCTAAAGATGAATTATTTGCAAAATTACAACTTGCATATGAAAATTTACCACATTTTTTACAACAAGGTGTAGTTGAATGGAATAAAACTTCATTTAAACTAGAAAATGGTTCAAGAGTTATATGTGACGCAACTTCATCCAGCGCAATTCGTGGTGGATCTTTCAACTTGCTTCTTCTTGACGAATACGCCTTCTTGCCCTCTCACGTGGCCGAGGAGTTCTATTCATCTACTTATCCAACTATATCGGCAGGTACGACAACCAAGCTTATAATCGTTTCTACGCCCAATGGAATGAATCACTTCCATAAGCTGTGGGTTGATTCCAATAGACCGGAAGGACACAAATTAAAAAATAAATTTGTACCGATAGAAGTAAACTGGAGAGAAGTCCCAATAACACCCGGTGGACCGAGAAGAGACGATGCTTGGAAAGCAGAACAAATAGCAAACACAAGCGAAGAACAATTTCAACAAGAATACGGATGCAGTTTTCTTGGTTCTTCAAACACATTAATTTCTTCTACAAAATTAAATGTACTTGCCCCAGAAGAATTTTTAAGTGAAGACTCTGAAAGTCTTAGAATTTTTGAAGAACCTAAAAAAGACAATATTTACTTTTTAATGGCAGACGTTTCACGTGGGCAGGGGTCGGATTATTCTGCATTTACAGTTGTCAGTGGAAACGAATCACCATATAAAGTTGTAGCAACATATAGAAATAATACAGTAAGCCCCTTTAATTTTCCAAATGTTATTAAAAAAGTTGGTGAACAGTATAATAACGCTTACGTTTTAGTAGAGACAAATGATATTGGTGGTCAAATTTCAAATATTTTGTATAATGATTTAAATTATGAAAATTTATTGATGACGAGAATAATGGGAAGAAAAGGTCAAGTTTTATCTCAAGGATTTGCCCAAGGTAAAAGTGAAATGGGGCTGAGAACAACTGCCCAAACAAAAAAATTAGGATGCGCAATTTTAAAAAGACTCATAGAAGAAGACAAAATTTTAATTAATGATGAAAGAATTGTGCAAGAATTGATGACCTTTGTATCCCGATCTAATACGTTCAAAGCGGATGATGGTCATCACGACGATTTGGTTATGACTCTGGTGTTCTTTGCTTGGCTTTGTAGGCAAGAATATTTTGCCGATCTGATAGAATCGGCCAAAATGAATTATGAAAATTCTAAAGATCCAGAAGAAGACAATACTCTTTTTATGTTAAATACATTTGATAATGAGGATGACAATTTTTCTGATGGTTCGGTTGTTTGGTATCCTGCTTAAAAAAATATAAATATTTTTATATTTAAGGTAAAAAATGGCCAACCCAACATTAAATTCATTCATATCACCAAATTACTTCAATACAGAAAAAACAGTAAATCCTTTATATAGCGCTATTTTGGCTGGCTCTACGTTTGTCCCACCAACCTTTTCTGGTATTTCTGGTGCTGCTAGCACTGATCCGGGTGGTTTGTTTGGTTGGCTAGTGTATTCCAGAACAGCTTTATCAAATCCAACAAAGGGGACCACGACACAGTCTTACATTGTTTATACCAACCCATCAGATTTTGTTAATGATTTAAATAATTTGGGTGGAATAACATCTTGTTTGGTTGCTTCTACAAATGGCGGGGGAACTTATTCATTCTTTACATATAGTTCAACCGACATAACACCATTAACCAATGGAAATGATTTTCTCTATGCTTTAACTTATTTGGCTTACGGTGGGGTTTTGGTAATAGCTGGCAACACTGCAGGGTTAATTTCATATGAAGCTGACACCTCCAGTAAAATTGAAGTTTTGGTTGGCCAAACTGCAAATGCAATGACGGCTAGATATGTGGAACAAACTCCTCAAGTTTTTGGAATTTTTTCTTCAGTTAATAACGGTGCGGGATACACTGCTCAAAATTTTGATACATTGTTTTCTTCATCCGCTCTTGTCCCATTTACAGCTGGCGCAACCGTGTCAGATAGAATCTTTAATGTAGGTGGGCAAATTCAAAAATCAAAAATTCCAATGACAAGTTTGTTTAATGGAACTTATTTAACTTACACATTATCAGCTGTAAGTGAAGCTGCTGGCGCATTTACAAGAGCAAAGGATAAAAGAAACATATACATTTCTGTCGGAGGAACAGATATGTCCGTTCCTTTAAATGGAACAATTAAACTTCCGGTTTTCTGGAGTGATACTTCTTCTAAAAATATTTACAAAAAAAATAGAGTAAACTTTTATTCAAAAACTGGTTCGTCATATTTCTTGGGTTTGGATATTGTTGGAGCCACATCTGGCTCAAGTTCTTCTTATACAACAAACGAGAGAATTGGTCCTTCAAAATTAAAACAAGATATAGAATCACAAGTAGGTGCAATACTTTTGAAATATGTTTTTAACGTAAATAACTCTTCTACAAGATCATCTGTTAGTAGCGAAGTAACGCAATACATATTTGGCTTAAATCAATTTTTAGACCCCAATTTTACCCAAATAACCTGTGATTCTTCAAATAACACAGATAATAGTGCAACTTTAAAAGTTGACATAACAATTAAACCATTGATATCTACAGAAGAATATTCATTATCAGTAACTGCAACAGCGAGCTAATATGTCCTCAATAAATTTTAATTCCATAGATTCATTTAAACAAAATTTTGGAGGTGGAACTAGACCAAATAGATTTAGTGTAACTGCTTTATTTCCAAATGATATAGATGTCTCTGACGATGAAATAGATTTTAAAATTTTTGCAACTTCTTTACCAAAAAGTGAAGTAGGTACAATCCAAGTAGGGTATAGAGGAAGATCTTTAAATTTTGCTGGAGATAGAGCTTATGGTACATGGGAAATTGCAGTTTATGATGATAATAATAGCGACAATCTTTGGAGAGCTTTTCATAAATGGAAAGATAAGTTAGATGGTTATAAAACTCACATAGCAGATACTAATGATTTTTCATTCACAAGTTTAAAAAAAACTTGGACAGTAAAACAACTTGGTTTAAACGGAGCGTTAATAAGAGAAATAGAAATGATAGGATGCTGGCCAAATGTTGTCGGTTCAATTATGTTAGATCAATCTTCACAAAATCAAGTTACATTCAATGTAAGCATGCTTTTTGATTATTTTAAAATCAAAACTTCAAATTAAGGTAATAAATGGCTTTCAGCATAGATGATTTTAAAAGTGGTTTCCAAGGTGGAACAAGACAAAATAGATTTTTTGTTGAAGGTGTAATTCCTTTTGGAAATGGTAATTTAAGTAAATTCCATATAACTACAACTCAAATTCCACCAATGTCAACTGTTGCAACTGAATATAATTATTTTGGAAGAAAAGTATATTATCCCGGAGAAAAACAATTTTCAAGTTGGTCTTTTATTGTTTTAGATGATACTACAACCGATGGAAATCTTTGGAAAAAATTTCAATCGTGGCAAAATACAATAAACAATCATCAATCAAATAACAGTTCTATAATAAATGCAAATACTACTTACAAAGCTTATGATTGGAAAATTAAACACTTAAATTTAAATGGAAGCGAAGACGATGCAGATATTTTAAAAACTTTTATTTTGCAAGGATGTTGGCCTAAAACAATAGAACCGATTTCATTAAATATGGGAAACGTAAACTCATTAAATAGATTTTCTGTGGTTTTTATATACGATTACATAGAAATATCAAATATATCTTCCACTGGTATATCTACCCAACCAAAGAACTAATTATATAAGAGATCATTATGGAAATTGAAGCTTTTGGATTTGAATTTGGAAAAAAAATAAAAAGTAAAGCAGAAGTCGAAAACTCTGTTTTACAAAAATTTGCTGCTCCAGAAATTTTTGATGGAACAGTAACTGTCGAAGCTGGTGGTTATTTTTCATCCGCAATAGATTATACCGGAACATTAAAAGATGAAACTTCTTCTATTATTCAATATAGAAATATGTCTGTTTATCCAGAAGTGGACAACGCCATAGAAGAAATTATAAATTCTGCTATAGTTCCGGGAAGCGATTCAAAACCAGTAAAATTAGATTTAAAAAATTTAAATGTTAGTGATCCCATAAAATTTAAAATTTATAAAGAATTTGATAGCATATTGCATTTATTAGACTTTAACCATAAATCATATGAAATTTTTAGAAGATGGTATATAGATTCAAAAATATTCTATAACATAGTTATAGACAAAGACAACCCACAAAGTGGAATAAAAGAAATTTTACCAATTGATCCTTTAAAAATTAAAAAAGTAAGAAAAGTACAAAAAGAACAAGAAAGATCAAAACAAGGTTCTGTTTCTGTAATTAAAAATATTGAAGAATATTATCTTTACACAGATTCCGATAAAGATTCTTATCTGGTAACCGGTCCCGGTGGGCTGCATTTGTCTTTAGACAGCATTGTATATGTTCCTTCAGGAATAGTAGATCTAAACACAAAAAGAGTTTTAGGCTATCTGCACAAAGCCGTAAGATCTTTGAATATGTTACGTCAACTAGAAGATGCTCTTTTGGTTTATAGAGTTGCACGTGCACCAGAACGGCGAGTATTTTATATTGACGTTGGGCAGCTACCAAAACAAAAAGCTGAACAATATGTAAGAGACATGATGAGTCGTTTTCGCAATCGTATTATATACAATCAAAGCACAGGCGAAGTAAGAGACGAGAGAAACCATCTTTCAATATTAGAAGATTATTGGTTACCAAGAAGAGAAGGATCTTTGGGCACACAAATAACTACTCTTCCCGGTGGAAATTCTATGTCACAAATAGATGACGTAGAATTCTTTAAAAAGAAATTGTATAATTCTTTGAACGTTCCATTAAATCGTCTTGTAGCGGAACAATCTGGATTTAATATGGGTCAATCTGTTCAAATAACCCGGGAAGAAGTTAAATTTTATAAATTTATAGAGAGATTGAGACACCATTTTTCAAAACTCTTCTTGGATTTTTTGAGAGTCCAACTTCTTTTGAAGGGTGTTATGACTGAAGAAGATTGGCACGCATTAAAACAAGATATCAAAATAGTATACAATACAGACAACTATTTCTGGGATTTGAAAGAATCAGAAATTTTAGCTGAAAAAATAAAAATGCTTTCAATAGTAGAACCTTATGTTGGAAAATATTTTTCAACAGAATTTATAAAGAAGAGAATTTTAAGACAAACAGAAGAAGAAGTTTTACAAATTGATAAAGAAATGCAAAAAGATATTCAGAGAATGCAACAAGAACAATTGGCTCAGATGGCTCAACAACAGGCAGTTTCACAAGAAACTGAAGAACAACAATGAATAATATAGAAAAGTCTATAATAAAAAGTGGAATCCAATCTATATTAAAAGATGAAGAAGAATTTTTTAAAAAATCTTTAGAAGAATGTCTTTCTTTAAAATTAAATGAAGTTTTAAAGGATATAAAAAAAGAAGTAAATAAAAATTTACTACTGAAACAAGATAAAACTGAAATTAATGAAGATGTTAAAAAATTAATCTATTTTTTAGAAAATTATAATGTAATTACAAACAATAAATTAGAATTTAAAAATAATTCTATAATGACTATTGAAGAAAATGAAGTAAAAATTATAAAAAATTTGTTCAATATGTTAAATGGAAAAAATAGAAAAAATTTAGCTGAGAGTGTTTTAAGGGATTATTCTTCACTACAACAAAATATTGATTTTTATAAAAATTTACAATATTTGTTATAAAAATAAAAAATAATAAATATTAAGTATTAAAGGAATAAAAATGTCTGATCAGAAAATAAGTAAATTACTAAACAGTGTTATAAATGAAGACGCAATTGAATTTAAAAATTCATTGTCAAAAATTTTATATGAAAAAGTAAATAATAGACTTAAACAAGAATATATCAACGTTTCAAAAAATTTATTTGAAAACACAACTCTTGCTGTTGGAACCGGTATGACTCCACAAAGTCAAACTGGGTTGCAGGCATATTCTCCTTCCGGGCCTAGTCAAAATTCCCAACAGTCAATGTTTAATAATCAAAATCCTTCTTCAGATAAAGTGTTGGCAGTTGGTGGTACAGCTCCACAATTTTCACCACTAGCTTTTGATGATGATATTGAATTTGACCAAATGAGTCCGGAAGAACAATTAAGGGTGATAAGAGAAATGCTTAGATGGATGCTAAATTTATCTCCAGAACAAAGAAAAGAGTGGCAAAAAACTAGAAATTACAAAAAATGGTGGAAACGCTTCGAGCAATGGGAAAGATCGAACAACCAACCAACTTCTTAAAATTAATATATAAAAATGAAACTTATAACAGAACTAACAGAAGATATTAAATATGTGAAAGAGAATGTTGGAAATGGAGATAAAAATTACTTCATTGAAGGCGTTTTCATGCAATCTGATGTTAAGAATAAAAACGGAAGAATTTATCCAAAAAACACTCTTGCAAAAGAAACAGGAAGATACATTACAGAATACGTGAACAAAGGTCGTGCATTGGGTGAGTTAAACCACCCGACAGGACCAACAGTTAATCTTGATCGCGTTTCCCACATTGTAAAGGAATTGCATGAAGACGGTAAAAATGTTTATGGCAAAGCTAAAGTCCTTGATACTCCAATGGGCAAAATTGTTAAAAATCTTATCGATGAAGGTGCTCAATTGGGTGTGTCTACCCGTGGCATGGGTTCTCTCAAAAGCAAAAATGGTTATCAAGAAGTTCAAGAAGACTTCATGCTAGCTGCAATTGATATTGTTGCAGATCCGTCTGCACCAAATGCTTTTGTAAATGGAATCATGGAAGGTAGAGAGTGGATTTTTAATAATGGAATTTGGGCTGAAAGACAGTTAGAAAATTCTCGTAGATTTATTAAAAACACATCTTCAAAAGATCTACAAAAAAATATGATAAAAGTTTTTAAACAATATTTTGGCAATATTTAATGAAAAAAAGTTTTGATCCATATACCAAAAAACTACTACTTGAGTCTATAAAAGGACCAGGTTTTCCTGGTTCTTTTAGAAGAAGAAAAACAAAAAAGGGTGGAATGGGAGAAGGAGCTCCTTCACAGGAAAACAGCTCTTCTTATGTTGGAACACCGGAACAACAAACTTTATATGGTCGAAGCATGTCAAACATGCCGTCTGGAAGTAACTGGGAACGACAAGTTGCATTTGCAAATTATAAAAATTTAATCGATCAAGCATTTAAATTAGGTTTGACTGGCGACGGCGTTATGGGCACTATAGGAAATTATGTTAGTGCTGCAACTTATCCAGCAAAGCAAGCAGTGAAGGCTCTTGTCGCTCAATCGTATTTGACAGGACAACTACCAACGGGCATGGCTGGTGTTGATACAGAAACAATAAATCAAGCTAAAGAATTACTAAAAAATATAGAGGATGAATTTGAAAATTCAAATCAAATTAATCCGTCACAAAGACTTACATCAAAATCTGGAACCCTAGCAACCGCCCCATCCATGGGAACCCAAACTATGTCAATGTATGGAGCCGGACCTCTTGGTTCAAAGGTAGCCACAGAGTTGGTTCCAAAATTAGCTCTATTAGGTTACGACCCATTGGATTGGGTAACAAAAGCGTTTGGTGCCGACGCTATGGCCCAGCATGTTGCTGATTTGGCAAACAAACCAAGAAAATCAGCATTGGGTGCTGGTGGCTATTTGTCTAAAGGAATATCAAAAGGAATTTATTAATTTTATAAATAATTTAGTTCAAGGAACAATGAAATGAAAAAAAGAACCTCAAAAATGAATGTTGGTAAAGCAAAAATGGGTGGAATGCCCGGAATGCCTGGAATGGGCTCTCAAATGGGTGGAATGCCCGGAATGCCTGGAATGGGCTCTCAAATGGGTGGAATGCCCGGAATGCCTGGAATGGGCTCTCAAATGGGTGGAATGCCACAAAATTTAAACACAATTGGTATGCCCTCTATGCCAGGAACAGAAGCCCAAGGTATGATGCCTTCTTCTTCTGCACCAGCTAACGGAGCAGCTTACACACCAGATGGAAAAGGTCAATACACCGCTTCTCCAATTTTTACAGGAAATAATTTAGAAAAAGCTAAAGTTCCGACAACTATGGCAGCTTCCTCTGGTATGGGATCTGGAATGGCTTCCGGTATGGGTATGAATTATGGTCAACAAATGCCCCCATATGAACCAGAAGAAGAAATGGAAGAAGAAGAGGAAGAAGAAGACGAATATCCAGATGTTTCAGAAGTTGAAGAACAAGCAAAAGCACAATTTAAAAATGCATTAGTAGAGCTTTTAGGAGAAGAAGTAGCAACAGATAATTTCTTAAACAAATTGGAAGGCATTTTTGAAGCAGCAGTTCAAGAACGTGTAAATCTGCACGTAAATCGCGCAACAGCACACCTAGACAATAATGTAAAAAATTATCTAAACAATGTAACAACTACATTGGTTGAAAAGGTAGACGATTATTTAGATTATGTTGTTGAGGAATGGGTTGTCGAAAATAAAATTGCAGTAGAACAAGGAATTAAAACTCAAATTGCTGAAAACTTTATTAATGGTTTGAAGAATTTGTTTGAAAATCATTACATCAACGTTCCCGATGAAAAATATGATGTTCTTGATGAAATTTACGAACAAAATCAACAATTACAAAATTCATTGAATAGTGCAATAAATGAAAACATTTCAATAAAGAAAGAAAAATCACTAACTGAATGTGCTGGAATCTTTGTTGCGGAAACAAAAGATTTGGCAGATACACAAATTGCAAAACTTCAAAACTTGATGGAAAGTGTTTCTTTCACAACACCAGAAGAATACAGAAATAAACTTCTTGCAATAAAGAACAATTATCTTTCTTCTCAATCTTCGGTTCGTCCAAGACCAGCTTTACAGCAAATTAACGAAGAAATGACTTTTTCACCAGTAAAACAAGTAGAATCTTCTACTGTCGAAGGATACGCAAACGTAATTGGAAAACTTAACAAAAAATTGTAATTTTAAAAATTACTAAATAATTTTAACTCACAGGAGATACATAAAAAAATGAATTTTCAAGATAATACACCATATGACATCTTGACCGAAAAGTGGAACCCAGTGCTCAATCACGAAGCTCTGCCCACAATCGGAGATGACTATCGTAAAAAGGTCACAGCCGTCCTCTTAGAGAACCAAGAGCAAGCAATTCGTGCTCAACACCTCACAGAAGACATGACCTCAAACAATCTCGGTATGCCCCAATCACCCACCAATATTGGTGGGGTTGCAGGATATGACCCGGTTCTAATCAGCTTGGTTCGCCGTGCTATGCCAAACTTGATGGCATACGACATTTGCGGTGTTCAACCAATGACTGCACCAACTGGTCTCATCTTTGCAATGCGCGCTAACTACGGTGGTTGCGCATATACAAGCAACGATTATACCGAAGCTATGTTCCAAGAAGCTGTTCCATCATTTGGTGGCTCTGGTTGGACATTAGCTGGTGCCGGTGGTATCACCGGTGGTAGCGGTCTTTGCGGATTCAGCGGTGGCGGTAATTTCAGCCCACAAGCTGTTCGTAATCTCTCTGCAGCTGCTTTCAGCAATTTCAGAGGCATTCTTACAAGCTACGGTGAAGGAATTGGTTCAAACGCAGGTGCAGGTGGAGCACAGTTCCAAACCTTCAATCAAATGGCCTTCTCAATTGACCGTGTTGCAGTACAAGCTCGTACACGCGCTCTATCAAGCAACTACACAATTGAATTGGCACAAGATCTCAAGGCTGTTCACGGTCTTGATGCTGAAGCCGAACTCGCAAACCTACTCAGCACTGAAATTCTTGCTGAAATTAACCGCGAGATCGTTCGCACAATTTACTATGTTGCTCGCCAAGGCTCAGTACAAAACGACTTGGCAACCCGAGGCGTTTATGATCTTGACCAAGATTCAGACGGTCGTTGGTCAGCTGAAAGATTCCGTGGTCTCACTTTCCAAATCGAACGTGAGTGCAACGCAATCGCCAAGGAAACTCGTCGTGGTAAGGGTAACTTTGTAATCTGCGATAGCGATACCGCAGCAGCCCTTGCTATGTCTGGTTTCATGAGCCTCAGTCCAGCAATTGCTCCTCAACTAAACGTTGATGATACACAAAGCACCTTTGCTGGTCTTCTCAATGGTAAGGTTAAGGTCTACATCGATCCATATAGCCCAGCAGGAG